CTATTTGGGAAGAATTTACGAGAGAAAATAAATTGTCCTATTCAATATCTAAAGCCGCTTTAAGTGGATTAGTAAAGAATTTATCCTATGATTTATCAAAAAAAAACATCTTGATAAATAATGTTCTTCCAGGAGTAATTGATAATGAAATGAGTCGTAAAACTTTAGATGAAAATCAATTAAATTATATCAAAAATTATTTACATTTTGGCAGACTTATTAATCTTGATGATGTTTACAACTTAGTAAAATTTTTGGTAATTGAAAATACAGGAGTAACCGGTCAATCTCTCCGTGTAGATCTAGGATTCACCAATTTAAGAAAATATAATTAATATGTATTAATATTTATCATCATTATAATATTTACAAATATTATAATTATAAAATGGAAACGTATACAAATTTAGATTCAAAAATAATAAATACAATGAGGCTGTTATCTGTAGATATGGTGGATAAAGCGAATTCAGGACATCCGGGAATGCCATTGGGTTGCGCTCCCATGATGTTTGTTCTTTGGTGTAAAATAATGAAGTTTAATCCAGAAAATCCTTTATGGGAATACCGCGATAGATTTGTCTTATCAAATGGTCATGGCTGCGCATTATTATACAGCATGTTATTTTTATTAGGTTATAATTATTCATTAAATGATTTGAAAAATTTTAGACAAATTCATAGCAAAACACCAGGCCATCCTGAATATAATAAAGAATTAGGAATTGAAATCTCAACTGGCCCCTTAGGCCAAGGCATTGCAAATGGCGTAGGAATGGCAATAGCATCAAAAAAAAAACAATTAAACAATAATATTTATGTAATGTGTGGCGATGGTTGTTTGATGGAGGGAGTTTCTTATGAAGCTGCTTCATTAGCTGGACATTTAGGATTAAACAATTTAGTCGTACTATATGATGATAATGGAATAACTATAGACGGCAAGACCGAAATAACATTTACAGAAGATACAAGAACCAGATTTCTTGCTTTAAATTGGAATGTCCTTCAAGTTCAAAATGGGGATACAAATATTGATGATATATATGAAAAAATAATGATTGCCAAAAAATCACTAGATAAACCAACAATTATTTTTATTAAAACAACGATTGGATATGGTTCAATAGCAGCAGGTAAATCATCTGTTCACGGTGCTCCACTAGGACAAACTAATACACAAACCCTGAAAGAATATTTTGGGTTTGATAAAACCCAATCCTTTTTTGTAGATACAGATGTGCAAACTTACTTTGATGAATTAAAAAAACACAAAGTCCTTTTCTACAATGATTTTAATGCAAACAACAAGGCAAACAACAATGCAACTAGAACCGCAAACAATATATCAAATATCATCAACGAAATTGATAAAATTAAAAATCAAGAAAAAGATTACGCTACAAGGGAATCATCTAATATTGTATTAAAAAAAATAGCTGAATTATTGCCTGATATAATTGTGGGGAGCGCGGACTTGGCGGAATCTAATAAAACAATGGTTACAAATACAAATATTAACAAAAATGATTTTACACCAAAGTACTTACATTATGGAATCAGAGAACATGCAATGTGTTCTATAGCAAATGGTATTAGTAGTTATGATATAATACCTGTAGTGAGTACGTTCCTTGTTTTTATTACCTATTGTTTGGCACCAATTCGCATGGCAGCACTTTCAAAACACCGGGTTATTTACGTTCTAACGCATGATTCTGTTTTTTTGGGAGAGGATGGGCCAACTCATCAACCTGTAGAATCACTGACAATTTTAAGATCCATTCCTAATTTATTAACAATAAGGCCATGTGATGTAAATGAAGTATCGGGAGCATATCAGATTGCGCTTGATTATAATGTGCCTAGTGCAATTATTTTATCGCGTCAAACACTTCCAAATATAGAATCCACTTGTTCTTTAAAAATGAAAAAAGGAGCTTATATTGTATATGAAACAAACATTGATGAGAAACTTGAATTAATAATCATAGCAACGGGTTCTGAAGTACACTTAGCAATAGATGTCGCAAAAAAAATAGGTAATACTCGCGTAGTATCTATGCCATGTTGCGAATTATTTGATGAGCAAGATTCTTTTTATAAAGAAGAAATTTTACCAAAAAATATAACAAAAATGAGTTTAGAAGCTGGTTCAACATTAGGATGGTACAAATATGCTGATTATACATATGGTATTGATCAATTTGGAGAAAGCGGAAAAATTGCGGATATTAAAAATCACTTTGGTTTTAGTTTAGATAAAATAATTGAATTTATAAAAATTACCCTATTTTAAAAAAAAAATAATTTATACTCTAATATGTATAATGGAAGAATTACAGAATATTTTATCTATTCTGAAAGAAATGGGTTGTTCTGGCATTAAAGTTTCTTTTGAAGATGAAGGTGCGTTATACAATGAAATTATCACAATGCGTAGTCTAACAACAAAAGTAGGATTGGAATTATCAGTGAAAATTGGTGGTTGTGAAGCAAAGAGAGATATTATTGATTGCATGGATTTAAATTGTGATGCTATTGTTGCACCTATGGTTGAGAGTAAATTTGCTTTGAATAAATTCTTAAAATCGGTTGATGCTTATAATTATAATAAAAAAAAAGGCTCAATTTAAGAAACTATTCAATCGTATAATAATTTAGAGGAACTTTCAGAATTGTTCAATAGAGTGGATTTTGTTACGGTTGGACGTGTAGATTTTGTAGGTTCTTTGAATAAAGATAGAGATTTTGTTGATACAGATGACATGTACACCATTGTTGAAAATGTATTCAAAAAAGCACGTAAACAAGGTACCAAATGTTATATGGGCGGAGCAGTAAGTATAAATTCCAAAAATTTCATTGAAAAACTAATTGAACAAAATCTACTTGATAAATTTGAGACGCGTTACATTATATATGACGTTAAATCACTAGACATTAAAAATCTAGATAAATTACTGTATTGGGGAAATGTCTTTGAAGTAGAATGGTTAAAATTTATCCATAAAAGATATTCAATGCATGCAAACAAAGATGTCAAACGAATCAAAATGATTGAAGAACGAATTGCTATGAATAATATTGAAAATTAATTATCAACAAACAATTCATCAAAGATATTTTTTAAATCGTCGTGAATTTCATTTATTTTTTTAAAGATAAATTTGGATTTACCAATTTCGTCTAATAATATAAAACATATGTTATCGCCATCATTCTTTTTATCATTTAAAACTGAGTTAATAAATACATTATAAGATATATTTATTTGTTTAAATTTTTCTGGTATCATTTTGATCATGGATTGATTCAAGTCATCATATTTATCTTGATAAAAAAGTTTGTTAATTATATACATGCCAAATACAACTGCAATACCATGCGGAATAAAATAATTAGATGCATATTCTAAAGCATGTCCAAAAGTATGTCCATAATTCAAAACTCTTCTCTCGTTTGCTTCTAATTCATCATATTCAATTACTAGTTTTTTTACAGATGTTGACATTTTAATAAGATTAATATAATTCAATGTATCGTAGTTTTTCTGAAAATATTGATATGTATCAACACCTCCGATTAACGACAATTTCAAAGCTTCTCCGATACCTGATATAATATCATCATGCTTTAGACTTTTCAAAAAATAATCAGAAACAATTACTCTATTTGGCGCATAAAATAAAGCAAGCATATTTTTACTAATTCTATTAACGCCAACTTTACCACCAATACAACTATCGGTCATAGAGAGAAGTGTTGTAGGTATTAACAGCCATTTTAAACCACGTTTGTAAATAGCAGAAACAAACCCTACCACATCTTGGGTTATACCACCACCAATAACCAAAACTTTATTTTTTTTATTAAATTTGACATGAAACAACAAATCAATAATTGTTAAAACAGATTCCATATTTTTATTGTCTTCATTTGCATCAAATATGTAATAATATTTAGAATCTATTTTTGATAAACAATTTGTATCTATGTTATATACATTTCGGTCAATAACAATAAAGTCATTTATTTCATAATTTTCATGAATCAATGTATCTAGTGATTTTTGATTGTAAACAACATCATATGTCTTATTATATGATTTTATTTCTACCTTATCAGTTGTGTCCATTTCGCCAGAAAAAACGGTGTCATTAACATTAAATTTCATTATAGTTAATTCAAACATTTATATTTTCTAAAATTTACTTATTTAAGGTTTTTACAAAAATATAATATATATAAATAAATTATAATTCAATGAAAGTGAAGGTAAGTGATTTCATAACCAATTTTTTAATCAAAAATGGGTTAAACACAGTTTTTACCATTACTGGTGGATTCGCTATGCATTTGAATGATTCTTTTGGTAGAAATCCAGAGTTTGATATTTATTATCAACATCACGAACAAGCATGTGGTTACTCAGGAACTGGATTTACAAAGACAAATTCAAAACCATGCATTGTTTGTACAACAGCAGGTTGTGCAGCGACAAACGTAATATCTCCTTGTTTGGTAGCCCATCAAGATAGTTTACCTATTCTTTTCATATCTGGACAAGTAAAAAGTAATGAATCAATCAGATCTATGAATACAGAACAAATGAAATTAAGACATTATGCAGGCGCGGATTGTGATATTATTAGCATGGTAACACCAATAACCAAATATGCGTATGAAATAACCAAAATAGAAGAAGTTAGACCAGTATTAATAGAAGCCATTAAAAATTTGATAAATGGAAGACCTGGCCCCGTGTGGCTTTCCGTAGCAGTTGACATTCAGGGTTTTTTTATGGATGATGATATTACGTCAATCACAATACCAGTGATTGAAAAAGACATAATTGGACAAACTCCTAATTTTGAAAATTTAGAAAAAGTGCATGAATTACTTTTGAAATCAGAAAGACCTATGATAATTGCGGGTAATGGAATCAAACTAGGCCATTGTAATGAAAAATTCAAACAATTTTTGGAAAAATACAAAATACCAGTAGGTGTTACATTTCACGGAACTGATTTAATAGAAACAAATAATGAATTGTACGTTGGAAAAATAGGATTAATAGGTGACAGGGCTGGTAATTTTGCTATGCAAAATTGCGATTTATTAATATCCCTTGGTTGTAGAATGGCTCAAGGTATAATAGGGTATCGTTCCGATTGGTTTGCTAGAGAAGCCAAAATTGTTTATATAGATAACGATGAAAATGAATTAGCAAAAACAAATACACATTACGACCTTAAAATAAATATGGATTTGAATATGTTTTTTGATAATTTTAATTATGACTTTACGGATAATAATAAAAAAAATAATTGGTGGGTAGAAAAATGTAATCATTGGAAAAATAAATGGCAATTTGAAACCCCAAGTGATTTGTCTGATGAAAATGGAATTAATCCTTATCATTTGCTTGAAATATTTTTTGATAAAGCCCCTGAAAATAAAGTTATATTGTGTTCTTCAGGTTCCATAATTACAAATGTATGGCACATGGTAAATGTAAAAAAAGGAGATAAATTCATTATAAGTAGTCAAGGCGATATGGGCTTTGAGTTGCCTGCAAGTATAGGGTCACAAATTGCCGAACCAGGCAAAATGGTGGTTCCAATATTTGGCGAAGGTTCTTTTCAATTGAATATACAAGAATTGCAAACAATAGTTCAATATAAATTGCCAATAAAAATTTTGTTATTCAATAATGGCGCATACGGTGCAATAGAAATAACCCAAAAGAATTTTTTTAAAGCCAAATTTGGCGTAGATTACAGCAGCGGACTATCTTTTCCGAATTCGGAAAAAATTGCCAATGCTTATGGAATAAAATACTTATCAGTTTCAAAGAATGAAAATATTGAATACAAAATTCAAGAGTTTTTAAGCTAC